GCTCGCGTCCACCGTTCCCGGCTGACCGGGCGCAGGATGGCAGGTGATGCGTCCCCGCCAGGGAAATACGGCCTGCCCGGCACCGCCATGGGGGTCGGGCAGCGCATTGCCCGGCGGGACATCCATCAGGATGAAGGGATAGAGCGAGACAGCGAAACCGCGCGCCTTGAGATGCCCGATCGCGGCGATCACCGAGGCATCGTCCGGCGTGCCGCCATAGACCGGCCGGCCGTTCTCGAGCGAAATCGCGTGCGCGGTCTGCCGGTCCTCCCCGGCCACGCTCCATGCGCCCGGCCGCGTCCGCTTGTCCCGCGTCTCCACGCCGGGCCGGATCAGGCAGTTCCCGCAACGAAGATCCGTGCCGAACCAGCTCACCACGAGCTGCACCGAACGGCATTCCGGCAGGTCCCGCTCCAGATCGTCCAGCGCCGCGACGATATCGGGCAGTCCGCGCGAATTGTTGACGTTCTCGGCCTTCTCGTGCCCCGGCCCCAGTTCCGCCATCACCGGCTCGACGGCATAGGCGAACTCGCCCGACCCGGGGATCAGGTTCACGCCGCGCACCTGACGTTCCAGACCGCCATGGCCGCTGCGCCGGAACACCTCGAAGGAGAGATTGGGAATCCGGTGACCGAACGTGTCGAGCGGCCAGTCCTCCATCACGGCATAGGCCGTCCCGCGAAAGGCCGGCGCAGCGGCACCCTCGATGGTCTGGATCAGCGCATCGGGCAATTGCGTCTCGCCGCCCGTATGCACCCGGACCGGATAGCGCGACAGGTCCAGCAGCGCCCCGTTCGCCCACACCCGTCCGATGCCGGAAATCTCGCCCTCGCACAGCCCCACGGCGAAGGAGAGCGAATAGGTGTATTCCGTGTGCGACGGCCCGCCCTTGCCGCCGCCGGTCTCGTTTCTGTGCTCGGAAAACCGCGCCGCCCAGATCACCTGTCCGGCAATGCGCGACCGGCCCCACACCCGCGCCATCGGCGCCCCGTCGGTGGAGGTCTGCACCGGCAGCTCAGCCAGCCGTGGCCCTTCCCGCGACGGCGCCAGCAGCGCATTCACCGCCGCATTGGCGGCCATGCCGGCCAGTTGCGGCGCCAGGGTCTGCACACCCTGCAGCGCCGCCTGCCCGGCGGTCATCACCAGTTGGGCCATGGGAGTATCCTGCTGCTATGTCAAAGAAAAGATGCGCGCTCTTTCTGCCCCCGCCTCTGGCGGGGGCAGAAACCGCCGCGAGGTCGAAAGCGCTTACCCGAACACCCGCTCCGCCGGCGTCAGATGCGCCGCATCCACCTCCCGCTCTGGAAAGGCGAAGGCCGCCACCAGACGCCGTCGCCACCAGGGCGTCAGCGCCGTCTCGGCAACCGAGCGCCCCCAATAGGCGTGGATGATCCGGTCGCGCGCCGAAAGGATGGCGCAATGCTTGGCCGGGCCGTTGAGATCCGGCCGGAACAGGAGCACATCGCCCGGCCGTGCCGCCGCCCGGTCGATCTCTGTGAGGTGCCGCATCGCCGCGTCGCGCAGCGTCTCCTCGCCGGCCACCTCGGCCCAGTCGGGCGTATAGGCCGGCACCGCTTCCGGCTCGGCGCCGTAGAGCGCCCGCCAGATGCCGCGCACCAGGCCCAGACAGTCGCAGCCCGCACCGCGGCAGCTCGCCTGGTGGCGATAGGGCGTGCCGATCCAGCGCCGCGCCTCCTTCACGACAGACCCGCGCATCAGCCCGCCAGCCCGCGCGACCCGCCGTCGCGCACCGCCTCGGAGCCCGGCGAGGCCTGCAGCACGTCATTGCCGACCATGTAGGGAAAGCCCCGGAAATTCAGCGTGTTGGAGAAGCGGTCTCGGCAGGTAGCGAAGGCCTTGTCGCAGCCCAGACCGAAGGCGGCGTGTTCCGGATCGACCCCGCAGCGCGCATCGCCCAGCTCCGCATCGCAGCGCCGTGCGAACACCCGCCCCGTCACCCGTTCCATCCTGTGGGTGAGCCCCAGCAATTCCGCCTCGAACCGCCCGTCCCGCCGCCGGATCTCGCCCAGCTCTGCGGTCGCCGTCTTCACCCGGCCGTCCGGATCCGACCAGTCGACCTGGAAGCTCTCCACCCTCGCCCCGGCCCAGAGGCCCGCCTCGATATCCGCCGCGGTGATCGAGGCACTGTCGAGCGCCCCGGCCACCGCCCCGCGATCTGCCGCAAATCCGCACTCGCGCTCCGCATCGACACTGCCGAACCCGGATCCGGCGCGCCAGGTGATACCATCGAAATCCAGATCCCGGTCGTGATCGGTAAACCCGAATACCTGCCCGTCGCGACGCGTGACACGCCAGCACCGGCACAGGGATGTCACGCCGCAGGCCAGCGCGGCCTCCAGCGCAGGAGGAAGGGTGAGCATGGGGGGCTCCTTTTTTCTTTCCTCCACCGCCGCAGGCGGGGGAGGAGGATCGCCGCTTAGCGGCGAGACGGAGGGGGCCGCCGCGCGAAAGCGCGGCGGAATGGTGGGGCTTGGCGCGGACACCCTCCTCTCGCCTTCGGCTCCGGAGGGCCCCCTTCGGCCCGCAGCTTCGCCGCGGCCCACTTCCCCCGCTCACGCGGGGGCAGAAAGGACTACAGCTTCAACTCCACCAGCGGCACATGCGGCACGGCACCGGCGCCGATCGCGTCCAGCGACACGTCCAGCCGTTCGGTATCGAAGCGCACCGGACAGTCGAAGGCGAAGCCGGCCGTCACCGTCACGCCGGCGGCCGGCGGCGTGTCGAACGTCACCCGTCCCGTCGCATGATCGATTGCGCAGGCCGTCTCCACCCCGTCCAGCGCCACGCGCACCGAACCCTCGACCGGTTTGGAAATCGTCCGCGTCCAGCTTTCGCCACCGCTCTCATAGCGCTTGACCAGCTGGAACTGCGTCGCCGACCCATCCCCCTCGCCCAGCACCTGGTCGGTGGGAGACGGCGCCTGCGACGGCGCACACGAGCGATTGTCCACGGGGTCGCGGAAGCGGAAACCGTGCAGGGGACCGCGCCGCGCCTCGAAGAAGGCGATCAGCTCCGCCAGATCGTCCAGCGATTTCAGCCCCGGCCCGGCATCCCAGCGCCGCCGGCTGTCGGCCCAGGGCGTGTTCCGCTCCTCGCCTCCCGACGCCAGGGTGACGATCTCGGTGCGCCGCTCCGGTCCGCCCACCGCGCCCAGCGCGACGGCGAAGGGAAAGCGGATCTCGTGAAACGCATTCATGACCAGCGGCTCCCTTTTGCCACGGCCCGGGCGAGCGCCCGGGCGATCCGGCTTTCCGACATTTCGAGGGTCCGCGCGGCATTCCCGCCCGGCGGCAGGGCAAGATGGATGGTCACATTCGGCAGGCCCGCCGCGCCGATCTCGCCCGCCGAAGCCGGGGTGAAGAGTTCCGGACCGCGCTCGCCGACCAGATAGCTCCCGCCCGCCGTCACCGGCCCGCCCTCGGCCCGCGCGCCGAACAGGTCTATGCCCTCAAGCGCGCCCTGGATCAGCCCGGTCAGCGGCCGTTCGATGAACCGTTCCGCCGCCAGCCGCGCCAGATCGCGCAGGATCGCCTCGGTCATGCGCGAGAAATCCGCCTCGCCCGACCGTGCCGCCCGCCCCAGCGCCCGTTCGATGCTCTCGCCGGTCCGCTCGAAGGCAGCCGTGATGGCCTCGGAGGCGCGCAGCGCCGGCCCGTCCGCCAGCGCGTCCAGCGCCGCACCGGCGCCGATCGTGGTGTCGTTGAAATCCGTCATCATCCCTCATCCGGAAAGCGCGCCATCAGCGCCTCGAGCCGAGCGCGCGACAGCACCGGCACCGCGCCGCCCGTCAGCGCCCGCCATTCCGCCAGGCTCAGCCGCCAGAAATCCGCCGGCGCCAGCCCAAGCCGCAGGGCCGCCCTGAGCGCCGCAGGCCAGTCCGTGTCCGGAGCGGTCATCGCCCCGCCCGTTCGAAGCATTCCGCCACCGCGGCCGCGGCCGTCTCCAGATCGAGCCCCGACGCGATCAGCGCCGTCTGGTCCATGTCAGCCCCGCCACCGCGCAGCAGCGCCGCCAGCACCCGTACCAGCCGCCGCGCATCAAGCCTTTTTCCATCGCCGCAGATCGCCTCGATCTCGGCCAGCGCGCCCAGCGTCAGGCACAGCGTGTACGCCTTGGCCCCGATCACCAGCTCCACCTCGCCACGCACCGGATTGGCCATCACAGCGCCTCGAACGTCAGTGCCCCGGCCGAAGCCAGCGTCATCGACCAGGCCGCCTCGCCGTCATGCCGGCCGGAATAGTCCAGCGCCGCCACCAGAAACGGCCCGGAAATCGTCCCGAAATCCGGAATGACGAGTTGCCAGTCCCGCGCCGCCTGCCCGAAAAAGGCCTGCCGCACCTGAGCATCCGCCGCCGCATCCACGAACACGCCGGCGCCGGAGACCGTGCAGGTCTTCACCCCCGCCCCGGCCAGAAGCTCGCGCCATCCGTCCGCGCTTTCCGCATGGGTGACGTCCACCGTCTTCGTGTTCAGCGAAATCGTCTTCATCCGCAGCCCTGCCGCGGCCGTGAAGTTCTGCGGGTCGCCCCCGTCGCCGATGCGCACGAGAATGTCCCGTCCGGACTGGATGGTCATGGTTCTGTCTCCGTTTTCTGAAATTCAGGCCGCAGCCTTTCTGCCCCCGCCAAAGGCGGGGGAAGTGGCCCTCCGTAGCGTCAGCGAAGGAGGGTCGAAGGGGGCCCTCCGGAGCAGAAGGCGCAGGAGGGTGTCCGCACCAGGCTCCACCATTCCGCCGCGCGTCGCGCGGCGGCCCCCTCCGCCCCTCCGGGGCACCTCCCCCGCCTGCGGCGGTGGAGGAAAGGCCCTAAACCGCCACCCGCCCCATCACCGCCCGCAACCTGACCAGTCCGCGCATCACATCCGGGTCCTTCGTCACGAATACGTCGGCATAGCCCGGCAGCAGCGTCACCAGCGTCCAGGGCTCGGGCAGATCGAAATCCAGGCCGGCGAGCGCCGTGCGCACCGCGCCCACCAGCGGCGCGGGGTCTTCCTCCCGGCACCACAGATCCAGGGTCAGCCGGTGCTCGACCACCTCCACCCCGTCCGCCCCG